ATAGGAGAAAGAGAATGGCAGTAATAACTGGCAAATCGTATTGGGCTTCTGTTAGAACACCTAATACAACATACGAACCACAATACACAATCAATGTAGCTGTGGAAGAAGACGTAGCTAATGAGTTCCGTAGTCGTGGACATAGGATTAAGGAGATTGAAGGACAACCTACCTTAACTATCAAGCGCAAAGTAACTAAGGCTACTGGTGATGCAAACCCAATACCAAGACTTGTGGATGAAAACATGAATGACATTGACATCAAAGTAGGTAATGGTTCTGTTGTTAAGGTACAGTATAATGAGTACCATGGTAAGGGTAAGTATGGTGAATACCATGGCTTAGACCTACAAGGTGTTCAGGTACTAGACTTAGTTGAATACGCAGGAAAACAGCCTGATGGTTCAGAGCTTGATGGCGAGGAGTTTTAGATGCAAATAACTGTAAAGAAAAAAGATGACCAAGAGATCGTCTATGATCTTAACGCTATCGCTAATGAACAGACTAAAGCAAATGTCATGTTCTCAGTTGAGAAAGTTAAGATCACTGAGATCTTAGGAGAGATCTTTGCTGTAGCAGGCAATGCTTTTAGAAGTAGTATAGAAAATACTTTAGAGCAATGTCCTGAAGCTGAGATTAAACCTGAGCCTGCAGAAACCGAATAAGATATTTGGGGTAATGTAAGCTAGGGGCTTCATGGAAGAGGTTCCTAGCTTTATTTTTTTGGAGATTAAAAATGGAGAATACTACTGGATATGCTAAAACAAAACTATCTTGTAACCAATGTGGGGGTTCAGACCCTGCAGTTCTAAACAACAATGGTTCCTCATACTGCTTTCACTGTAATAAACTTTATAAAAATGGTGAGAACTTAGAGGAACAACATCGAATAATCAAAGACGCACAAATCGTAGACATGAAGATCTTTTCCTCTACCAAGAAGGAACCTAGTTCCTCAGTGGGAGATCATTATTCTGGTAGCTATAATGCTTTAGTTGACAGAGGAATATCAGAAAAGACAGCAAGGGCTTATGGTGTTAAGTCTAAACTTAATCCAGATAATACAGTAGCTGAGCATGTCTATCCTTTCTTTGAGAATCATGAAGTCGCATCAGTTAAAAAGAGACTTGTAAAAGATAAAGATTTTAGGTGGGTAGGTAAGCCTGATAATACTGGATTGTTTGGTGAACAACTATTCAGGAAAGGTGGGAAGTATCTGACCATTACTGAAGGTGAGTGTGATGCGATGGCAGTCTATGAACTCTTTGAGGGTAAGTGGGCAGTGGTATCACTAAAGCGTGGAGCCTCTGGTGCTGTCAAGGATGTTAGAGAAAGTATAGAGTTTGTTGAGTCATTTGATAATGTAGTCTTATGCTTTGATAATGATAAAGCAGGAACCACTGCTGCAAAGAATGTTGCTAGGATACTCAAGCCTAACAAGACTAAGATCGTCAAGCTTCCTGAAGGATACAAAGATGCTAACGATATGCTTAGAGAGAAAAAGTATTCTGAGTTCAGTAAGTGTTGGTGGGATGCTAAGAGTTATACACCATCAGGTATCTTAGAGCTTTCATCAAAGGTAGATGACTGGTTGTTTAGAGAAGTTAAGAAAAGTATTCCATATCCTTACGAGGGTCTAAACAAAAAACTATACGGACTGAGACGAGGTGAGTTAGTTACCTTAACTGGTGGAACCGGTCTTGGTAAGTCATCTGTCACTAGAGAACTTGAGCATTGGTTGATTAAAAATACTAATGACAATGTAGGTATCATAGCTCTTGAAGAGAACTGGTTAAGAACTGCTGATGGTATTATATCCATCGAAGCTAATGACAGACTCTATCTCAATGAGAAACGAAAGAACTATACTGAAAAAGAATTAAGAGATTTATTTGATAAGACTATCGAGAAAGGTAGAGTGTTTATTCACTCCCATCTTGGAGTCAATGATATCGAGGAGTTCTTTTCTAAACTAAGATACATCATCGTAGGATGTGAATGTAAATGGGTAGTCGTTGATCACTTACACATGCTTGTCAATGTCTTGACTGAAGGTGATGAGCGAAGAGGTATTGACTCACTCATGAATAGGCTGAGGTCTTTAGTAGAAGAAACAAATGTAGGCATGATACTTGTATCTCACTTAAGAAGAGCTACTGGAGATAGAGGACATGAGCAGGGTGTTGAGGTATCTCTCTCACATCTCAAAGGCTCTCAGGGTATAGCACAGCTATCTGATTGTGTGATAGCTCTTGAGAGAAATCAACAAGCTGAGAATGAGGAAGATGCTAACATCACTAGATTGAGAGTTCTTAAATCTAGATACACTGGAGATACTGGTGTCGCCTGTTATTTGCAATACGACCATCAAACTGGTAGGCTTAGAGAATATTTCCCAGACGAGGTAGCAGATGAAGTTAGTTTTTGATATTGAGACAGATGATCTCAACTACACTAAAGTGTGGTGTATCGTAGCTAAAGAGGAGCATCCTGATTGCATAGGTAAGGTACATGCCTTTGGTCCTGATATGATCGAAGAGGGTATAAAGTTCTTACAACAGGCAGATACTTTGATAGGTCATAATATCATGGGGTTTGATATCCCATGTCTTGAAGATCTATTCAATGTTAAGTTTAATTGCAAGATTGTAGATACTTTAGTGATGTCAAGACTTGCTAATCCTATTCAGGAGAATGGTCACTCATTAGGTACATGGGGCTATCGTCTGAAGTTTCATAAAGGAACTCAGCCTGAAGACTTCACAGTCTTTAATAAACAAATGCTTGAGTACTGCATTCAAGATGTTGAGCTGAATGAGAGAGTCTATCATGCCCTTCAAGTTTCTATGAAAGGATTTGGTAAAGAGTCAATTGATATTGAACATCAAGTTACTCAGATACTAACAGATCAAGAGCGTCATGGTTTTAAACTAGATGAGAGAAAGACAATGGACTTACTAATCTATTTTAAGACTAAGATGTCTGAGATAGAACAAGAAGTAACTAAAACATTTCAACCTAGGTGGGTGGATGATAAGCTTGTTATTCCTAAATACAAAAAGGATGGTGGTCTTTCTAAGGTAGGACTGACTGACGATGAGTTTGAAGCTGTCAATCAAAAGATAAGCTTAGGACATCCTCTTAAACCTTTTATGAGGAAAAAGCTACAACCATTTAACCTAGGATCCCGTAAGCAGATAGGCGAGTACCTCATGGAACTAGGATGGAAACCTAACAAGCATACACCGACTGGTCAACCTATCATTGATGAGGGTACACTCAAAAAGATTGAACATATCAAAGAAGCTAAACTGATTGCTGACTATCTTCTCTATCAAAAAAGAATTGGTCAGCTATCTTCATGGCTTGATAACATTAAAGATGATCGTGTACATGGTAAGGTAATATCTAATGGTACAATCACCGGTAGAATGACACACATCAAACCTAACATGGCTCAGATTCCTAACTTAGGATCAGCTTATGGTAAAGAATGCAGAGAGTGTTGGATCGTAGACCAAGGATATAAACTTGTAGGTATAGACGCTAGTGGTCTTGAACTTAGAATGCTGGCTCACTACATGAATGATGAGGATTATATTAATGAAGTTATCAATGGCGATATACACACAGCAAATCAAAGACTTGCAAATCTTAAATCAAGAGATCAAGCAAAGACTTTTATCTATGCCCTCATATACGGAGCAGGAGATGGTAAGATTGGAAGCGTTGTTGGTGGATCTAGAAATCATGGTAAGAAACTTAAGGCAACTTTCCTCAGCAACCTACCAGCACTTAAAGTTCTTACGGACCAAGTTAGAAGAGCAGCAGGAAGAGGATTCTTAAAGGGTCTTGACAGAAGAAACATCCAAGTCAGATCAGAACATTCAGCGTTGAATACTTTACTTCAAGGCGGTGGTGCTATTGTTATGAAGAAAGGATTACTTATCTTGAATGAAAAGATTAAAGAACATAATCTAGATGCTAAGTTTGTTGGTAACATCCACGATGAATGGCAGATAGAAGCCTTAGCAGAACATGCTGACCAAGTAGGTAAGCTAGGTGTTGAGGCAATCGAACAAGCAGGAGTACACTTTAACTTAAGATGTCCTCTTACTGGGGAATATAAAGTAGGAGATAACTGGAGTGAAACACACTGATCAATTAACTCTGTTCAAAGAAGTAGAATTACTACCTGACGACAATGAACATAAAAAATGTAGTAACTGTGGTGTCGTTAAGTCTCTTGAACTTTTTCCTTGGAGAGGAAGCGATAGAGTATATCGAAGAGAAACTTGCGTACAGTGTGTAAGAGATTTAAAGAAGATAATAAAAACCTTAAAAGAAAAACATGGGATGCCTGATGATAGTTACAAATGCCCAATATGTTTAGGAACAAAAGAAGAGGTAGATAAGAGGGGAGGAAGATACGCAGGTTCTTGGGTATTAGATCATTGCCATAACACAGATCAGTTCAGGGGATGGTTATGTCATTTGTGTAATAGGGCATTGGGTTGTTTCAAAGATGATGTTAATATGTTACAAAGAGCTATAGAATATTTAAATAATAATGGAGAAGATTATGAGTAAGAAATTAGAAACGATTGTAGATGATATCTATGAAAAGATATCTGTCTTAGCAGAGGGTAAAGCTATCGAGGTATCTGAAAAGGAGCTAGATAAGTTTGCCTACTTTATGAAACAAGCTTTACAAGACTGGCTTACACCAGAGGAAAGAGACAAGGGCGTTCTCAGGATGTCTAACATCGGTAGACCTGATAGACAGCTATGGTATGAGATTAACTCTACCAAAGACAACGAACCTCCTGCTCCTCACGTCATGATTAAGTTCTTATACGGACACTTACTTGAAAGACTTTTATTATTCTTATGTGACTTAGCAGGACACGAAGTTACTGATGAGCAGAAAGAAGTTGAGATTGATGGTGTCAAAGGACACATGGACTGTAAGATTGATGGTGAAGTTGTTGATATTAAATCAGCATCTAGTTATGCCTTTAAGAAGTTTCAATTAGGGACACTACCTAGCGATGACCCTTTCGGGTACATGGCACAGCTAGGAGGCTATGAACATGCAGAGAACAGTAAGTCTGGTGGCTTCTTGGCTATCAATAAAGAGACCGGAGAACTTGCTTTGTTTCAGCCAGATGAACTTGAGAAGATTAATTCTAAAGAAAGAGTTAAGCATCTTAAGAAGATGGTGAAACTAAAGAATCCTCCTGCTAGATGTTATGAGCCAGTTAAAGAAGGAGCTGCAGGTAATTATAAACTACCTCAGCCCTGTAAGTATTGTCCTCATAAGTTTGAATGTTATGCAGATGCAAATGACGGAGCAGGACTTAGAGTCTTTAAATACGCCAATGGATTAACATACTTAACTCATGTTGAGAAAGAACCTAAAGTAGAGGAAGTCCTTGCCGATTCGTAAGAAAAGAAAAGTTAGACCAAAGGAAAAGAATTTACCTAAAGGTTATGACAGTAAATGGGAAGTCGAACTTCATGAGACCATCCTTAAGAAATGGAAACATCACTACGATGCCATAGACTATGTGATTGAAAAGTCCTATGAAGTAGACTTCTCTAAACATATAGATGGTAAGTTAATATTATTAGAAGCTAAAGGAAGATTCTGGGACCATGCTGAATATAGTAAATACATTTGGATTAAGAAAGCTTTACCAAAAGATATGGAACTTGTATTCTTATTTTATAAACCTGATTCGCCTATGCCGGGAGCTAAGCTTAGAAAAGACGGAACTAAAAGATCTCACTCTGAATGGGCTGAGTCACAAGGATTTAGATGGTTTACTGATAAGACTATACCAAAGGAGTGGATTGATGAAGTATAGATTTAACGAGGATGTTATCCTCAAAGACATAAAAGATTATATTGATAATACTTATTCACAACACTATGCAAATGGAAAGTACCAAGCTACTGATGTCATCATAGACTCAGGACATGGGGAATCTTTTTGTATAGGTAATATGCTTAAGTACATCATGAGATATAAAAAGAAAGGAGATGAAAAAGATAGTGAAAAAGACTTGCTGAAAGTTATTCATTATGCTGTAATTAGCTTATATATAAATAGAAAACAAAGGGAAGACAATGAGTAAATATTTAAAGACACAATACCAAGAATTTATACATCTATCTAGGTACGCTAGATGGAATGAAGAGACTCAAAGAAGAGAGACATGGGAAGAAACTGTAGCCCGTTACTTCAACTTCTTTGAGAAACATTTAAAGAAACATCATAACTACAATCTATCAAACGATAGAGACATGCTAGAGAAAGCAGTACTTAATCTTAAAGTCATGCCTAGTATGAGAGCCTTGATGTCAGCAGGAACAGCTCTTGAGAAAGACAATGTAGCAGGATTTAACTGTAGCTATGTAGCTGTCGATACTCCAAGAGCCTTTGATGAAACATTATATATTCTCATGTGTGGTACGGGTGTAGGGTTTTCTGTCGAAAGACAGTACATCAACAATCTCCCTCCTTTACCTGAAGCTTTGTATCACACTGAGACTGTCATTGACGTAGCTGATTCTAAAATAGGATGGGCTAAAGCTTACAAGGAGTTGTTGTCTTTACTTTACTCAGGACAGATTCCTAAGTGGGACTTATCTAAAGTAAGACCTTATGGTGCTAGGCTTAAGACCTTTGGTGGTAGGGCTAGTGGACCAGAGCCTTTAGATGATTTGTTTAAGTTTACTATTCATATGTTCCAAGATGCTATCGAGAAGGGACAGCACAAGCTTGTATCTATCAACTGCCATGACTTGATGTGTAAGATCGCAGAGATCGTAGTTGTTGGTGGTGTTAGAAGATCAGCTCTTATTTCCTTATCCAACCTCTCTGATCAGCGTATGAGAAACGCTAAGAGTGGAGCATGGTGGGAAGACAATCAACAGAGAGCCTTAGCTAATAACTCTGTAGCCTATACAGAATCACCTGAGATGGGAGGGTTCTTAAAAGAATGGTTATCTCTTTACGACAGTAAGAGTGGTGAGAGAGGAATGTTCAATCGCCAAGCTGCTGAAAGACAAGCTGCTAAGAATGGTAGACGAGAAGAGTATAAAGACTTTGGTACTAACCCATGCTCTGAGATTATCTTAAGGAACAAACAGTTCTGTAACCTAACAGAAGTAGTTGTCAGAGAGAAAGATACTCAGAAGTCTTTGAGAGAGAAGGTAGAGATCGCTACGATCTTAGGGACCTTCCAAGCTACACTAACACACTTCAGGTATCTTACTAGCAAGTGGAAGCAGAACACAGAAGAGGAAGCATTACTTGGTGTATCTCTTACCGGTATCTTAGATAATCCTGATATGATTAATGGTAAGATTGATCTTGTAGAACTTAAAGAATTAGCTGTAGAAACAAATAAGAAGTGGGCTAAGAAGCTAGGCATCAATCAATCAGCAGCTATTACTTGTGTTAAGCCTAGTGGAACTGTCAGTCAGTTAGTTGATAGTGCATCAGGTATTCATACAAGACATAGTAAGTTCTATCTAAGAACTGTAAGAGCTGATAAGAAAGATCCTCTTGCTAAGCTTATGGTAGACCAAGGAGTCTATCATGAAGATGATGTGACTAAGCCTGATCATACTTATGTCTTTTACTTTCCAACGAAAGCACCTGAGACTTGTATGACTAGAACAGACATAACAGCCTTAAAGCATTTAGACATCTGGAAGAAATATCAAGATGAGTGGTGTGAGCATAAACCATCTGTCAC